TCATCAACGCCGAGCTCGTAGAGCGAAGCGACCCATCCTATGTCGATGTTCTTCTTCGCGAGCTCGCTGCATCCTGGGCTCAGAAGGCTGACGCTTACGCTTTCAGCATCGCACTCGGCGCACCTGGCACATCATCCGGCGCGACACTTTACGCAGGTATCGCAGACGGTATTGCAGACGCTTACGGCGTTCTCCGTCGCACACCTAACCGCTTCCTTGCAGACACCGGCAATTTCGCCGAGCTCTTGGCAGCAGTTGACCTCGATGGTCGTCCGCTCTTCGCAGCAGCCGCTCCAATGAACGCAGCCGGTCTTATGACCCAGGGTTCAACCGCAGGCACAATCGCAGGTCTCGGCTTGGTCGTCGATCCAAACATCGACACCGGAACCGGCGTGAAGGGTGTCGTTTATGCGTCTGACGCAGCGACCTTCTACCGCTCACCTGCAATCCAAATCCGATCCACAGTTGTCGCAAATGCACAATACGAGGTCGGCGTTTACGGTTACGTCGCATGCGCACGCAAGTATGCAAGCGCATTCCGCAACATCACCGTCGCGTAGTTATCAATAGTCCTGGGTGGGTGTGATCCCGAGCCCACCCAGGATCCCTAACCGAAAGGAGCACTCATGCCGACAATTATCACCGCAAATGAACTTCGTGCGGTATTGGGTGTTTCGTCTGCACTTTATTCGGACACAATTTTGAACGACGTCATCGACACGGCTGAGAATGTCGTGCTCCCGATGCTCGTTCGTTACTCCAGCCCGATTCGCTCGGTTGAATTGCGAGCAAATCAGGGAATCTTCACCTTCGATGCCGTTCAGGTATTCAACGAAGGTCAAAGCGTCGTCATCGCGAATGCTGGCTCACCTTTCAACGGCACTCACACCGTTCTCGCAGACGGTCTTAGCGATACGACTTTCCGCGTGGCGATCACTAATGCCGACATCGCAAAAAAGAACCTAATTCCGGCTGGAACTGCGACCCTGAGTGGCGCGAGCACCTACGTAGGCGTTCCAGAGGTTGAGTCGGCGGTTCTAGCGGTTGCCACCGAGGTTTTCCAATCACGGAGCGCAGTCGGTGGACAAATCGAAGGCGTCGATTTCCAGGTCACGCCATTCCGTCTTGGTCGAAGCCTTTTCAATCGTGTTTCAGGGCTTCTCGGTAAGCACATCGACCAGGAGTCGATCGCGCTATGACCATCGCGACCGAGGTTCGCGCCGCGCTCAAATCCTCGCTCGCTGCGGTTCCTGCCAATATCTACGATCACGTTCCCGAGGCTCCACAGGTTCCTCATGTTTCATTCGTTCCCGATGATCCATATTTGGAAATCGAAACAATCGGAAAAGCGACGTTGAGATTACGCGTCAACATGGTTCTCGCCGTTGGCGTCAACTATGCAAGCAACGCAGCCGCGCTCGACAATCTGGAACAACTCATCACTAGCGTTCTGACGAATCTGCCATCCGGCTATATCGTCGGAGAGGTCAACCGACCCACAGTCACACAGGTTGGATCCGCAAATCAGCTCGTTGCTGATATTCGGGTTTCAACCTATTTCCAAAACTAAGGAGCAGAAATGCCTACCGCCGTAATTACCGGTCGCGATGTTACCTTCACTATCGGTGGTAACAATTTCGACGCTCAGGCGACCTCAGCCGTTCTAAGCGGCGAGATGGTTCGCGAAACCTACGAGACACTTGATGGCAAAGCCTACAAAGTTCTCGACAACAATTTCACCTTCTCGGTGGAAATGCTCGCTGATTGGGGTGCTACCGGTTCGCTTTGCGAAATCCTTTGGGGCGTCGCTGAGTCAGCACCGAACACCGGAATCAGCACCGTGTTCACCGCAGCATCAGGCGCGGTCTTTACTTTCCAGATTTTGCCTTCCTGGCCTTCAGCAGGTGGAAGCGGAAACGACGCGCAGACAGTAACATTTGAGTTCCAGGTCATCGGCGTTCCGGCTGAGTCCTTTAGCTAATCGGAGATCGGGATATGAAACTACCAATCACAATTACATACACCTCGGGATCTATTGAAACCTACACCGCGCAACCGCCGGAGTGGGCGAAATGGGAAAGGGAAACCGGCAACAAGATTACACACGCCGAAGGAAATATCGGCATTTGGGATCTTATGTTCCTGGCGTATCACGCTCACAAGCGAGAAGCCGCAGGACTACCGGTGAAACCTTTTGACGTCTGGAGCCTCACGGTTGAGGACGTTGCGGCAGGTGAGTCCGACCCAAAAGCCACCCAGCCGGAAGCCTGAGCCGGCTTATCGTCGAATTGGCGATAGCGACCAGAATTCCGATGAGTGAGTGGACGGATGCATCAGACATCCTGACCGCTCTTGAAGTATTGAAGGAGCGCAAGTGACCGAACCAGCCTTAGCCTTCGATAAGAAGGAATTGCGTTCGGTCATAGGCGCATTCAAAGCGATAAACGAACAAGCAACCGACGAAGCGAAGAAAATGGGTTATGAGTTGGCGCAATATGCGGCACAGGAAGTCAGAAAAGCCGCGCTCACTCGCACAGTCAATCCGGTCGCGGTTCGGCGAATCGCGGATGGTGTGCGCGTTAGCAGAACCTCAAAAGTCGGTGAATTCTCTTATGGGTTCGCCTCTCAACGTTTTAGCGGTGGTGGCACGACGAAAGAACTATGGCGTGGTTTTGAGTTCGGTTCTAATCGATTCACACAGTTTCCAAAGCGCACTCCGAGATCCTCGGGGCGTGGTAACGCTGGATACTTCATCTATCCGACACTCCGTCGCATTCAGCCTCAACTAGTCGCCCAATGGGTCGAAGCCTTTGATCGCATTTTGAAGAAGTGGACTTGAAATGGCTGAATTTCGCACGCTGAAACTATCCATCCTTGCCGATGTCGATAACCTCAAAAAGCAACTTGGTCAGGGCGAGAAGGAAGTTCAGACCTTCGGCAACAAGGTCGCTGAGTTTGGCAAAAAGGCAGCCGTCGCCTTTGCCGCAGCCGCAGCCGCCGCAGGAGCCTACGCAACCAAGCTCGCCATCGATGGAGTCAAAGCGGCAATCGAGGATGAGAAGGCGCAAGAGTCACTACGCCGAACCATCGTCAACGTCACAGGCGCAACCGAAGCCCAGGTCGCAGCCACCGAGGACTTTATTGAGAAAACCGCACTCGCCACCGGTGTCGCCGATGATCAGCTTCGTCCAAGCCTGGATCGACTCGTTAGGGCGACCGGCAATCTCGAACAGGCTCAGAGACTTCAAGCTCTCGCGCTCGACGTTAGCGCAGGCTCGGGTAAGTCCTTACAGGCGGTCACGGAAGCCCTTTCAAAGGCTCAGGAAGGCAATCTAGGCGGTCTAACGCGTCTGGGTGTGGGTTTATCTCGTGCCGAGGTTGCGACCCTCTCATTCGATCAAATAACCCAGAAATTAGGGCAGACCTTCGAGGGTCAGGCAGCCGCAGCCGCTAATACCTTCCAGGGTCGTCTCGATCGTCTCAAAGTAGGCTTCGACGAAGCGAAGGAGTCGGTCGGGTTCGCCTTGCTTCCAATCCTCGAAAGACTCATCAATTTCGTCAACGCTAACGTCGTGCCGGTTATCAACCGATTCACCGAGTCATTCGGTGCGCCTGGCGGTCTTGCCGATAACATCCAAAAGACGGTGGACATCGTGCTTCGGGTTTTACGTCCGGCATTCGAAGGCGCGGTCAGCCTATTCAACCGCGTTCGAAACGCGATCAGCGACAACCGAGAATCGTTTAGCGCATTTGCAGACTTGATCCAGACTTACATCGCACCGACCATCGGAAAGGTTCTAGGTGGTGCGCTGAAAGGCTTAGGCGTCATTGCCGAGGGAGTTATCAAAGTCATCGCGACCGTGGCAAAGGTCATCACCGCAACCGTCGAAGCTGCCATCATCGGCATAAACGCGCTCATCAAGGCTTATAACGCGGTTCCGCTACTTCCGAACATTCCAACCATCGCAGCACCGTCGGGCGGTGCGGTAGCACCATCCGCGCCATCCATCCGCGCCATCGAGCGTGGCGTTCCAACCGCCAGCGCGCCGGCAGCTTCGGCAGTCGCACCGGTCACAAATAACATCACGGTCAACGGAGCAATCGACTCAGAATCAACCGCACGCCAGATCGCCCGAGTCCTTACCGAGTCCGCATCGCGTGGCACAGGTGGCGGCGGTGGCTTCTTAGGCGGTGTGCTCGTAACGTGACCGCCTGGACTCCCGAATATCGCATCAAGGCTAACGGCGACACAATCACCGGCATCACGCTGGTGGGCTTCTCAATCACGTCCGGTCGAACTGACGTCAATGCTCAGGCGCAAGCTGGTTATGCGGCGATTCGCATTCTCAATCTCACGAATCAAGTCTATTCGTGGGGTGTGAATACTTCAATCCTCATTGAGGTCAGGGATACGACGAACACGTTCGTTCCTATTTTCGGCGGTCGAATTTCAGATATAAGCGTGGGAGTCGATCGAACGGGATCGGCTGGAACCGTCACCGTCTTGGACATTTATGCGCTTGGAGCCCTCGCTAAGCTTCAGAATGCAGTCTGGGAAGGATCGCTTAGTAAAGCCCTTGACGGCGCGCAAATTGGAATCATTCTTGAAGATTTGCTTGCTGATAATTGGAACGAGGTTCCACCGGCTCTCACTTGGGCAGATTACGATCCGTCGATTACATGGGCTAACGCCGTATCGGCAATAGGCGAAATCGATACGGGCGAATACGAAATGATTGCTCGAAGCGCATCACCGGTGAACACTTATTCAATTGTCTCGGATATTGCTAATTCAGGCATCGGCTATCTTTACGAGGACGCGTCAGGTCGTATTTCCTACGGAGACGCCAGCCATCGCCAGGATTATCTAGTTATCAATGGTTACGTCAATCTCGACGCTAATGACGCGCTCGCCGATGGCATCCGATCCACCACACGCCAGGGTGATCTAGTCAATGACCTAGTCATCAACTACAAAAACAATTTTGGCACGTCTTACACATTTATAGACCAAGATTCAATTGACACCTATGGGCTTTATGCCAGGACGATCAATTCGCTGATCGATGACGACAACGATGCGGAGGCGGTCGCTGAACGCTTCGTAAGCTTCCGATCAACGCCACGAGCCAAATTCGACTCAATCACCTATGCGCTCCAGAATCCAGAACTGAGCGATGCGAACCGAAACAGCCTTCTGAACGTGTTTATGGGTATGCCGGTGGCAATCTCAAACCTGCCAGCAAACATCAACGGCGGTGCATTTGTTGGCTATGTTGAAGGCTGGACGTTCCGTTCGACACTTTCCGGACTCTCCCTAACTTTGACCCTAAGCCCAACGGAATTTTGGACAATCGCGCAGGATTGGGATCAAGTAACACCCTCCCTAACCTGGGCGGCGGTGGATGGTACACTTACATGGCAAAACGCGACAGGAGTGATTAGCTAATGGCAACGACAACCAATTTCGGGTGGAGCACACCGGATAACACCGCGCTGGTAAAAGACGGTGCCTTAGCCATTCGCACGCTTGGCAGCGCAATCGACACCTCAATGGGTGATCTTCGAGGTGGAACTACCGGTCAAATTTTGGCAAAGAACACGAATGCCGATATGGATTTCGTCTGGATCGCTAACGACCAGGGTGACATCACCGCCGTCACCGCCGGCACAGGTATATCCGGAGGTGGCACGACCGGAGCGGTCACGATTACTAACTCAATGGCAACCGCAATCGATGCCAAAGGTGATCTCATCGCTGGCACGGCAGCCGATACTTTCGATAGATTAGCGGTCGGAACAAACGGTCACGTTCTCACGGCTGATTCAACGACCGCGACAGGTCTCAAATGGGCGGCTGCTTCGGGTGGAAGTGGCTTGGTGAGAGTTGGCGGTGGAACTTTATCTGGAACGACAACCATTAGTAACGTGTTCAATGCGACTTATGACGCTTATCAAGTTGTCTTGTCTGATGTGGTTATTGGTGATAATAATCGCGAATTGAATTTGACTTTGGGCTCAACTACTACCGGTTATTATCTTTCAAAGTTGCTTTTATCTTATAGTGGTGGTGCTGGAAACGTAGGAACGTCAAACGGTGCTTCTTGGAATGCAATTGCTCGATCGGGTGCAGCTAACTCTCAAAATGGTTTGGTTTTTTGGTTGATAAATCCTTTTCTTTCAAAGAAAACGACCATTTTCGGTCAAGCAGCGCACAACGATTCTAATCAAGATTCGGGCGTTTTTCAGGGATATTTGAACGATACAACAAGTTACACCGCGATGACTTTCACGGTCAGCGCAGGAACTCTTACTGGAACGGTCAACGTGTACGGGTTGGCTCTGAGCTAGGGGAATCATGGAAAATACGATCAGAATCATTGACGTCGAATCAAACGAAGTTATTGACCGCGAAATGAATAAAATTGAGCTGGACATTCACGAAGCAATAACACAGGATAACGATCTGCGCGCAGCCGAGCAGGAAGCCAGGAAACAAAACCGAATCGAATTGTTGGAACGTTTAGGGCTGACGGAAGATGAAGCGAAACTCCTCTTTAGCTAAGCCCTGGCTATGCCATGCAGGAAGGCAGATGCGTGAACAAATTGACGACAGTTTTCCTGAGCGCGACCGTCGTAGTGACGGCTGGGTGGCTGACGCTCGCCATGATTCAAAGTCTGATCACGCTCCTAGAAGAAACGGAGTCGTTCGAGCTCTAGACATCGATGCGAACTTAGACGACACAAATACGTCGCTCTATCTCGCAGACCAAATCCGGCGTCATGCTCGCAAGGATAAGCGGATAAAATATGTGATTCATGCTGGAAAGATTGCCTCGGGAATCGGGTTATGGAAATGGCGACCGTATAAGGGTGTGAACCCTCATCACTCCCATATCCATGTCTTCC